CCCATAGTGGGGTCCCGTGTCTAGCTGCGTGGTGCAGCGACCAATGTATCCTGGCTTGACTAATCGTGTGAGTTGTACTCATTACGTAGGGATAATCCCGCGGTTATGTCAGTTCTTGCATTGTGGTGCCGTCGCCTTAAACAGCGGAGATCTAATCACTCCGCAAGGAGGGATTATGAACAAGAAAGATATAAGTATAGCCGTAATGGCTACATATCTTGTTCTTGAGATCCTTGGACGTTTCTTTGGTGGTTTTGTCGAAGATATTACTGACAAAATCAACGATGGACTCCAAGACCGCATCCAGCTTGAGCAATTTCTTCAAGATGGAGGCTAGTCATGGCACTTGTATTTGCAGAACGTTCCAAAGAGCGTAACGCTCGTTGGGGCGGGTTGTCTTATTGTTCCCAAACCAGATGGCAGGGGACAAGGCCGACCTACTACGAATACGAGTGCGTTGAATCGTACCGGGGACCACATCGTTACATTGATGTGGGAGGTAAAAGACGTCGTGTTTTTAACGAATTTTACCGTTATAGGAGCAGTTTTTCTGATCCTAACCAGTACAGAGTCTGCGAATATTCACCCAATTATTTACAAAGGGTGGAAGATTTTGGATTCTACGATTTTCGTGGAGTCTGCGATCTAGCAGATCCGTGGAGTGTTTACGGTGTCAAATGGAGTGGTGATTTACCTCCATATGGCGCGTATGCTCTTGACATCATCGGAAACGATGCTCGCGATCCTGTCATTCGTGACTTGTTCGTGAAAGTCAATAGCCCACGGTTCAACGTAGCAGTGTTTTTAGCAGAACTCGATGAAACCATTGAAGGTATTCATGGTCTATTTGAGAACTGTTTGAAATCACTGTGGAAGACTCGTATAGCGCGCAAAAACCTCAAACATCTCGTGTTAAATCCACACGAGCTCTGGTTGTGGTGGCGCTACATGCTTCTTCCGACCATGCTGGACGTGGAAGATCTAATATCTGCTTTTCAAAAGCAGGTTAAGATTAACCGCGTTCAAGACGGAAGTCCGAAGGAAGAGCTGGAATTTTCCGGTACCTTCAGCCGTCTTGGCTATGGTGCTGGGAACTATGATGTTGACTTCGTTTATGAAGCCAATGTCACCGTTTCAGCTGGTGGTGCATTAGACATTCTGATGCGATATGACCCTGCACCTTGGGGCACATCTGCTATGGATGTTGTGATGGCTGCCTGGGAGCGTATACCGTTCTCATTTATCTTCGACTGGTTCATACAAGTCGGCGACTGGCTTGCCAGTTACCGCGATGTTGAGGTAAAGTTTGCTCAATCGTATGCTTCATTTGCGGTTGAGTCAACTGTACGAGTTAAATCGTGTGAGCCCTATTACAAGGTCAGCGGTGCTGACATTGAGTTAGGTTCACTCCTCATCCGTCGTAAGATCGACTTGGAACCACCAACATTACCCTTGATCGATAAGCGCTTTTTGAACATAACGCGCACAATCGATCTCATCTCATTAACCATAGGGATACTTAAAGGTGTCCTGAGACGGAGGAAATAGACATGTCTATTTCATTGTTAGATGGTGGAACTACTTCCACGGCTGGTGGTGCGGCTCAAGATTTTGATCGCACTAACCTACCAGTCAATAACGGTTACGAATACGCCGATGTTGACGAAGCTGATTTCTTTGCGAGACAAAAAGTTATCATTGTCACGCGCGCGCCACAGCTACAGTCTGATGGTTCTTGGTCAAAGCAGAAAGCTTCTCTCCGCTTTGTCCTTCCCATCACTTTGGCCGATGGCTCGATTAGCTATAATGTTGCTCGTGTCGAAGTCGAGTACCATCCTGAAGCTTCTAGCGCGAATCTTGCGGAACTCCGTGAATTCGCTGCTCAGATGGCTATAGGGTCGGCATTTGACGACGTTTACGTTGCAGGCACTTTACCTGCGTAAAAAACATTTAGCTAGGAGAAACCAGCCATGTCTTCACAAAAGAGACGTAGTCAACGGAGGAACAAGAACCTTTTTGAACTCGAGCCCTTATTCCAAGGTGTTCGGGTAGCTTTGATGCACGATCTAGCTGATAGTTACATGCGTCAGCATTTCTGCATGAAGGAACGCAGTGATGTGGTACCCGCCATTAATGATGGGTGCCCGCCTTACGTGTTCAAGAAGCTGCAGCAATTGCTGAACTTCGATAAACGCGTAATTTGGTCCACGGACAAATCTTTTGATGACTTAAGCAAGGAGTGTTTTCTATCCTTTGCCGAATCACAGAAGATGTACAATTGTCCGGAACCTTTGAGTCAACGAGCAACGCTCGCAATCCAAAGGGCCAGGGAGATATGCACCAACATACTCGGTGCATTCGACTATGACTCTTGGTTTGACTCATGTTCCTTCGGTAAGAGAGCGGCCGTCGGCCTTCCGCGGAGTAAGTCTTATTTAGACGAACGTTTTAATCGTCTAAGTGGAACTGAACTCCAACGTTGTGCCTTTAACCACGCTCTTGCCCGTGATGTGCACCTCTTTCGAGCGGTGCGCAAAAGATGCCGAGCCCGCAAGCTTGACACCTTCATTAAAGCGACTGCCGTTCCAAAATCTTGGAAAGCTGCACGCATTATAGCGCCTGATACGATCCTCGGTGGTTTTCTATCGAGGGGATTAGGCGACTTGGTGCGTAGCAGACTCGAAAAGAGTACTCATATTGATCTTGCAAAACAGCAAGAACGACATCGTCGTTGGGCCAAGACAGCCAGCATTACAGGCCATCTGGGTACCATTGATATGAGTAAGGCAAGCGACAGCTTTGTTTGGCGACACATCGAGTTATTGGTGCCGGATGATTGGCATCATGCGCTTGATGTGGTGAGGTCCAGGCACATTGAAGTGCCCGGGAGCGGGATCCTTGAGCTTCGTTCTTACATGCTCATGGGTTCTGGTCACACCTTTCCACTCCAGACTTTGTTGTTTTACTGCCTGGCGGAGGCCGTACGTACTCTGCTGAAATGCAGGGGCAAGGTATCGGTGTATGGGGATGACATAATAGTCCCTATACGGATGGTACGCCCATTTATTGTAGTTATGTCTGAGCTGGGTTTCACGATAAACTCTGAGAAGAGTTTTTACGATGGACCCGACCCGGAACGACCATCACACACATTCTTTCGAGAATCATGTGGTGGCGACTACAAAGGTGGTGTGGACGTCAGACCGTACATGCCTGAGTGCGACCTACAGAGTGTTGGACCGGTACCGCGCAATTTATACATCGCGTGGTGTCACAAGATGGTCAACGGTTTACTTGATCGTTGGGACATCTCTGAGATCCAATACACTGTGCTATTCTTGCTGCGTGAGATCAACAATAAGAAGCGGAAGATCTGCCTAGTGCCGGAATGGGAAGTTGACCATTCTGGTATAAAGCATTACATTCCGCCCCACCTAAGATACGGCCTTGACCTAGACGACGTGAAGTACGTCAGGTCAGTACCAGTTTACTACCGTCTCGTCTTGAAGAGACAGATGAGGCGGCGTGGACTGGAAGAACGACCATATCTTTGGTACGCTTATTGGCTTAAGAGGAACGAATCTCTCTTGAGCAGCGAAAGCGATCTCTACTCACAACCCATAGGTTTGGGTGGTGAACCTGACAAAGGTAAGGCAGGGGTATTCCGCTGGGAATCGACTGAGAAGAAGATTCCCAAGAATGTGCGGAATGGGAG